TTTTCGGGGACGTTATATACAAAATAAGCATATCTTGGGAACGTTTCGGGAACGTTAAAATTCTTCTACGATATAAATCGAAAGATAACGTAATATAACAAATCCCTGTTAAATCAACGTTTTGTTTAACGAGATTTAACGAGGGATAGGAAAATAGCGGAAGGTAAGGGAGTTTTAAAAGCCTATAACAACGGTCAATTAGAGTTATTAGGAACGTTTTAGGAACGTTAATTTTTAACCGCACTCCTAAATTAATAGGTGGTGTGGTTTTGTTGGTTGTGTAAGAATAAAAAAGAGGCGACCGTCGCAACAGTCTACCTCAAGCACACTCCGCAGATGTGTACCGTAATTTCTATTTTATTATAAAAACACTCACAAATTGGTGGCAGTTAGATAATATAAAAAATATTTGTAAAGAAAAGCATCATTTACAAACTAATCAAGAAAGGTATCTTTGGTTATTACCATTATAACATTTTTTAAAATTAATCAATTATAATCTTACTCCTAAACCATATTGAATACCTTGATGTATTATAAAAGTACTGTCCAAATCCAAAGTAGTATTTGGGTTTCTATATTTAAAATTGACACTAGCTTTCCGTTGTTTGCCTACATATTTTTAATCATAGTTAAATATATAATACACAACTTATTACATAAGGAATAGACAGAACATAATGGCGAACAAAAAACAACCACCCAGCAACTAGTATGGGAGGTGTAGCGACTGTAACAACTCTATGTTATCAAGATATATGTATCGAGTGATGACAAGGAAGATGTCTCCTGTGAGACCGACAGTCAGATATATGGCCTCTGCCGGGCTATATAGTTCATTCCTACTATATACACATGTAATTATAAAATAAAAAATAGGCAAGTACCGAAGTACCTGCCTACTACTCACGATTTCAACTTGAGAGAGAAATCTTGAATAAAATATATAGAAATAATACCACAATTATTTTTTAATGCAAATAAAAAAGGCGAATGCATATAATGCACCCGCCTAGAAAAGACTCACCACAATTTTATATTAACTGATTTCTCCCCATAAGTCACCTAATATCTGATTAGGCGGGGCAGAACCATTCCATGTTCTAATAGGCAAGTAATAACGTTGCCCCTCCCATGTATATCCTACCCAAACGTGGCCATCTTGTAACATCACTTCTGTATAATCACAATATCCACCAGGTTGGAACTGATAACCCACTGGACAAGATAAAAATGGCCCCACTTTTCTTACTGTGATTGGTTGATTGCCGTTTGTGAATCTAGCACTTTCTTCCATGTAGTAAGTACCATATTTATTACGTTTCCATGCACTTGCAACTGGCTTAACTGTATTACTTGAAGCACTTGAATCATTTGAGACAGTAGCAACCGGTATTTTACCATCCATGTATGCTCTAATTTGCTTGATAAAGTAGTCTTTAAGTTGTAGTCGTTTATCTTCTGGCAATAGACCACGAGTTACTGGGTCAAAACCAGTGTGCAATACTGAGCTTCTGTGTGGGCATGATGTTGAAGTGAATTCGTTGTGTAATCGGATTGTGTTACGGTTTGCTGGTAATCCCCATTTTTTCAACAATCTAGCACATTCTTGGAAAGTCGCCTGTTCATTTTTTAAAAACGTCGCATTATCTGCTCCCATTGATTGGCACACTTCAATACCGTAACCATATTTATTGCCTATTTGGTTCGCTGTATGCCAACCTACTTGCGATTCGTCTAAGGCTTGCCAAACCGTGTTACCTGATACGTAACTATGCGCAATACCTGCCTCTAGTCTCGATAATGGCGCGTTAACTAATCCATTACGATATGCTTCTGCTGTTGCTCCTTTGCTTCCTGCGTCGTTGTGAATAACTATAAAGTTAGGGTTACTACCACGCTTAGGTAGATCATAACCTTTAACCACATCTTTGATGATTTTAAGTTCTACCGCTTTAGGTTGTGGCTTAGCCGTTTCCTTTTTAGATGCTTGCGTAGGAGATTGTACTGATCGTGGAGCTGTTTCGCTTTTGAAGTTAGGACGGATAAACCACATAGGGAAGTCGTAAGCGTGTTGGCGTCTTGTAACTTTTTCCCAACCAGAGCCAGGTTGTTGTACACCGTCTGTCCAGCCACCGCCGAGCCAATTCTGCTCATATACAATGATATAATCTAAAGTTGCTTCAATTACCCATGCAACATGACCGTATCCTGCACCATAATTACTACCGAATACAACCATGTCGCCAGGTTGCGCTAAGAAGTCTGGTGTATTTTGGTATACAGTAGCTAGTCCGTCAAAATTGTTGGCGAATGGAATATCTTTTGCACCTACACCTTTTAAAAGTAATCCGAACAAAGCTTTCCAACCAGCATTAGCATAATCAAAGCATTGAAATCCATACCATCCGTCCGCATTATATTGTTTTCCCTCAGATGTTTTCAACCACTCTATAAACTCTTTTTTAGTTAGTTTTGCTTGCATTGTCGCCACCTCCATAATGATATTCGTTCACGTCAAAACCAACCTCATTAGAGGCGTCTGTAAATGGCTGTGATGTGTCATACTCTTTCGGTACTTTCGCGCTTAATTCCGGTGTTAAGCTAGTATCTTGTGAAGTTTTCCAAGTCACTTGTTGTTCTTCTTTGCTACTATCTCTAGGCGCTTGATATGTCTGTGCTATAGATGAATCGGCAACACCTTTTGACGTCGGGTCAGTAATAACGCCAATACCTGTAAGTAACGTGAGGATGGCGCCTATAATTGCGCTAGCTTGATTTAATTGAGTAGATAAATCTAATCCGAATAAATCCGTGATTTGCTTGATAAATAGCAACAATGCACCAACTAAACCTGTTAATACTGCTTTGTTTTTAAATCTCAATTTCCAGTTAATATCCATTTGTTTGCTCCTTTTATCCAAAATAAAAAGCCAACCTCGAAAGGTTAGCTTTAAATTAATGTGTTTGCGTATGGTATTTCTGTTGTTCTGTAATTCAGTTTGAATTGCCATTCATAACCCGCTTCAATTGTTTCTTCTTTAAATTGTTGGTTATAAATCTTGCCCATATCTGCGTTGCGGTGCTCTATCCATGTATCGCCTTTTATCGCATTGTCGTTAATTCTGTTTGTTTTGATAATATTTTCAAATTCAAAAGCCGTAATAACATCATTAGTATCATTACTTAATACATATGATTTAGCTTGCAGTTTTTCGGGCATCTTCTCAATTCTATATGTTCCGCTTATATCTGGTTTATATGTGTTGTTCAATGACGATTTAATTTTGTTAACGTTTTTAGTGAAATACGGCACCATGCCAGCGTATGCTGTTTTGACATATGTGTTTTTTAAAAACTTAACACTTCCATATACCGAAATTGCACCATTTTTAATTGAGTGGTTTGTAATGATATTGACTAAATCGTCGCTATCAACTCGACCGTTAATATTCTGAACTAAGCTAACATTTTTGATATCTGTATAAACTCTATCAGTGATAAATGGTAATTCTTTATTGTCTCCTAACAACTTAGCCTCTTTGTTTTTAAAAGCTGTCGCTATTCCATTATGTTCTGGCACAAATTGCTCTCCAGTTGAATTGTTAGCGTCTCTAATTTGCATTGCAACGTCTTTGTTAGAGTAGCTATAAAGTGATTGCGTGACATTTGTTACAACCGGAACTAATTTAAACACGTTGATTGTACCTTTAACATCTTGTGGACGCGCGCCACCAAAATATAACCAACCTCTAGGAGATGAAACTGGATAGCTAGGGTCTTGACCTTTGTATACTAATTTCAGTGTATGTTTTTTATAATCTAAGTTATCGAAAAGTAGTTGCTCGTTATCAACTTTATTGGTACTGCTATACGTAGAAATCGTTTTTCTCTGTTCGTTAATTGTTCCCTCATCAAGTATCGCTTCCCAAATACCGCCAACGTTATTGCAATAAGATGTGAAATTGATTTTATCCGCAATAATTGTTCCTTTGAGTGTTGCACCTACAGTAGTTGCATAATAGTTTGGTGCATAAGAAGTATTGAACATACTACTATCAACCATTTCTAAATTTTGGTACCCGATCGATTTGTTTTCGTTGGTGTAGTCTCCTATTTCTGTCTCTCTAAAAATGATATAGTCATCTTTCTGGTTTTTATTGAACCAAACTCTTAAAGCTCGACTACTACTTATTGGTTGCACTACATGGAATGTTTGAGATGGTGCATGTACGATACTAACTGTCATATCTCCTTTAGTTGTAGATAACTTGTTAACCTCTTCAACAAAATTTGGTTGTAAAGGTAAATTAACAATGTCTTTCAAATTAGAGAAGTTACCAATTGCGTCAGTTATATCAGCGCTGGTTCCCGCAATGCCTTGCGCACCTCGTTCGCCCGCTTCTCCTTTTTCTCCACGTTCTCCACGCTCGCCCTTAAACTTGTCTGCATTGTCAGCGATGTATTGCTTAGCAGTTGTGTTTAACGTTTCTTTGAAGTCGTCTCCTAGTAACTCACTAGCGTTTGTACGGATAATTCTTTTTACAGTGTCCTCAACTAATGTGATAGACACCTCTTTTTGCACTGCGTTATCTATACCACTATCGATAATGTAGAAATGGAAGTTTGCGACGTGTATTCTTTCGTGGTCATTCTCTAAAAACAACTTACAACGCACCATACCGACGTGTTTAATAACGTTTTTGGGTATCTTGTAGGTAAGGAACCCTTTTACATTATCGTCGATTAAAACTGGCTCATTTTTGAATATAGAACCATCTTCCGCGAACAGATGTAACTTAGGTGTCAAATTACTTTCTTTGAAGTTGATTCTGCCTTTTTTCGTCGTTGATACCGATTCTGACATAAGCTGTGTTCTCGTCTTCTGTGTAGAAGCGACAACCTATGTCGCCGATATCAACTGTTTTTTTATTTATTCGCGTTTCAATGTCTTGTATTTTGTACATTTACACACCTCTTTATTTATATTTATCTCTTGTGAAGTAGACACCTTTTAAGCCGATTTGTTTATATAACTTAGCGATTGTACTAGCTTGATGTTGGCACCACTCTATAGCAGTAGCATATTGATGTGTAGCTGGATTCTTAGGATTCCATCTGATTCTGTACAGTGTATTTTGTCCTTTGTTGATGTAATCCTTTCTTACGAAGCTAGCACCGCCCATGATTGCTTTTGCTGGAGATGTCCAACCTTTATTCCTTGCAAACGTCATTGCGTAGTTAGGATTGTTGTCGTAAGCACCTATACCAAAGTAGTTGTACACCCCATCTTTTCCGCTTGCGAAGTTACTTGTTCCATATCCACTTTCTAAGAAAGCGTGTGCGATCAAATATATTTCATTAATGTTGTGCTTTTTACAAGCTTCTGCGAACGCTTTACCTTGATTATTCAATGTCCCCTTGCCTTTAAGTATCTTATTAAGCGAACTAACTGAAACACCTTGATACTTGCCTAAATTAAGCATTTGGTAGCATTGTGTGTTACTTTCCCATATTCGCTTAACATTCATTGACGAGCTCGTTTGAGCTCGTGTAGCGTTAGCCCAGCCCCATGTATGAGATTTTTTCGGGTTACCCCTAGACATTTGTCTATCCAGTGCTTGTTTGAATGTATAAGGACTTGTTTCGGTAATAATCTGCGGTTGCTTAGATGCCGAACCATTGTTAGCTGTTGGTGATGAGTCTCTTACATTAGCTATATCAGCGTTTTTATTATCTACCATAACTTTTATTCTAGATTTTGTTACTGTTGGTTTAGTTATAGAATTTAATAATTTTTCTCTGTTTTTAAATATATTAAGTAATGCCTTTTCTAACGCTTCATATTTATCTTTAGGAGGAACACCGTTGTCAATCATATTCCAGTTAACATGTTCCAACATCGAACGCCAAATGCTATCGTCTACTTTAAGATTTTCAATACTTAGAGGTATCTCGTATTCAACCATCATGTCTACCGCTACACCCATTGCGTAAATTTCATTGAAAATAAATTCGTTTTTACTCGCGCTATAATCTTCGCATACGTCTATAACTATATAATCAGGTTCATTAGGAACCTCAAATACTGCTCTTCTAGGAGCCCAAATGTTATGTCTATCAACATAAAAGTGGGGATATTCCACATCTTGTTTGTATTTCTTCCTACTGTTATATAAATTTTCTACTGAACTCATTGTTTGAGCATTTCTAATCATTATCCCTTTAGGTTTTTCGAGTCGTCGATTACCCTCTACTATAAAGTGATAAATATATTCCGGATAATTAACCACTTGGCTAGAAATAGTGTACTTTATAGTTTTTACGTCTTTCCAAATCGGTACTTTTTTATTATTCTTTTCCTTATCATCACTATCATCTTTCGGTTTAGGTACCGGTTGGGGTGCCGGTGTAGTTTTGTCTGGATGATATGGTGGTCTAACAAAATGTGTTACTCCTCCAGGCCCATCGTGATAAGTATGTTTGATTTTATAGGGAGGACTGCCAGACCAATTAGCTGTATACCAATTCTGATCTACTGAAACAAACGCATTTTTATCAGCTGGACCAACAACTATCGCTACATGACCCGGGTTTCTATTAGCCCAAACTGCCCAATCTCCCGGCTTAGGCGTAAAACTAGCTGTGTTTCTATAAATTTTAAAATCTCTACCGCGATAATTGGATTTTTGAGCCATAGCATTTGCGTTGCCCCAAGTTCTGAACCCCCAATATCGTTCTAAAATGTAGTTAGGAACATCCCAACATTGCCCGCCATATGATCTGTCAACATCTATAACTCTTCTGTTTTTAGCCATATACAATGCCCACTCTACTACTTCGCTAGCTGTAGGTTTCCTATCTTTTGGATTAGGTAATCCCATGTATGCACCTCATTTCAATCAAAATAAAAAGCCAGTGCCGAAGCACTGACTCTTAAAAATTATTTACATTTTCCGAACCAAAAGCAAGCCCAGAAGCTATATCCAAAAATCCCTTTAAGCATGGTAATCACCTCCTTTAGATACCAAAAATAGTTCTTAGTAAAGCTATGACAATCGTACTGAAGATAGTCCCTATCAAACCGAGAATCCACATCTTGATATCTCTAATATTTTTGGCATTTTTCTTTTTATTTTTTTCATCTTCAATCTTATCGCGCCTTAATTCTTCGAAGTTTCTATCTAACTTGTCATAAATTTTTTCTTGTGTTCTTAAACTGTTTTCAATGCTATCTAGTTTTTTAAACGTGTCCTTAGTGTTTTCTTCTAAGCGCATAATTCGCCATTCGTGCTCACGTCGTTTGATAAAACCAAACACTACGCCACCTACTTTGTGTTAAATTAAAAAGCCACAAGCATTATACCTGTGACTTTCCATCTTTTGTCTCTGGATATTTTTCTCCAGTGATTAATGCGTATTCTTCTTTGTCGATTACACCCATATCTACATACCACTTAATTTGCTCGTTTTTGTAACAACCCCACACATAAAAAGTTTTAATGTCCTTGAAAGTTGGATAAATCATCTTAATTTTCTCCATTTAAACGTCCCCCTCTGTATTTGTTTTACCAGCTTTTAGTTCAGTCAACTGTTGTGTTAACATAGCGTTTTGTTGCTTTAATTCCATCGTCAAAATGTTTACTTGCGTCACCTGCATTTGCATACTTGCAACCATTCCGCGAAGTTCCTCATCACTCAAATCTGTTGCAGTTTGTTGACTTGGTGTGTTCGAATCATCTTCTTTTTCAAAATTGTTGTTGTATTTAATTTCGCCGTTAGTGAATACAAACTTTCTAGGTTCGAACTCTTCTTTGAATTTGATAGGTACATTGTTATCATCTACATCTAAACTATTGCGTAATCCGCCAGTATTAACGTATCCGATAACCTCGTTTTTATCGTTTACTGTGATTTTCATTATTTCCACCCCATAATTTTGTTTATAGTGACTTTGTTGGCATTCGCTCCGGAACCTGATGTTTTACCTAAATCAAAGTACACATCGTTATCTATCCTTAAAGTAGTGCTACTCGTTTTAGTTAGTAAACATTCATAAATACCGCCACCGTTGCCATCTGTGTCAACTACATTCGCTTTACTTAACTGAATTGCATTAGGCAATGCGGTTAGTCCGAAAGTTTCTATAATGCCACCAGGATAGGTACCGCTTATTAACAATACAGAATAGTTAGTATATGGCTCTGTTAGGTTGATTGTTGTTCCAACACCACTTGCAGCACCGTCAAATAAAACTGAGGTTTTGTGCTCGTTTGGAACTGTCCATTGCGAATCGAGTTTGCCATTTATAATAGATCTTGTGTAAACTCTTTTAGAATTCGAGGGAGTAAAGTTAAACAACTTATTTGTTTCATCTTTAACGAACACAGATAGATACCCTTCATAACTTTCAGCGCCACTTGGCAAATCCGGCACTCTGGTTGCATAGTAATTACCTGCAGAAAGGTTTCCTAAATCGCCTTGCGCGTTATTTAAGTTAACTTGTATTGATTGACCATTCGCCTCTGTCATCTTATGTTGTTGCCAGCTCGTTGTTCCGAATTTATCATCTACATACTGCTTAGCTTGATTTAAAGCGTTGTTAGATGTTTCTTCAACAAATCGCTTAGTTAAATCGCCGTCATTCTTTTTATAGAATGGGTACCATGTGCCACCAATTTTATATTTTGTATATTCATCATTTGAATCATCTGGATACCATGTTGCACGTGCAGTACTATCATCAACAACATAGACAACTAACACGCCTGATTTACCTAAAGTGTTTGGTGCTACCGGAATATCTGAACCATCGTCAATACCATCTTCTTTAGGTGTGTCGACAGTGCCTATATCCTTGAATGAGGGCGCGTCTGTTGCGCTAGTGATATGAATAATCCTAGATGTGTTAACTGCGCTTAAAACGCTATCTATGGACTGCTCAGACGATTCAATTGCTTTACCGTAATCATCAGTGATTTTAGATTTTTGCCAATTTGTCGTTGTGTTACCTTTGACGAGGTCAGCACCATTGATTTGTTGCTCAACTTCATTGACACGCGCAAATATCGTTTGCTCCTTTTCAACTATTTTATTGAATTCAGCTGTAACAGCTTGTGTTGCACTAGTTTGCGTCGCAGTAATAGCTTGTATAGCTTCGTTTTGCTTGATTTCGATTTGTTGAATACCTTTTGTCGCACTATCATTCACTTTTGCTATTAACGTTTGTGTATCAGCCATATTTTGCTTTAATTGGTTAAAGTCTTTACCGACAGCTTCGATAGTATCTTGAATAGATTTGATATAAACAAGCTTTGTTATGCCATCAAACCCACTAACTAAATCATTTTCAATATTGAAGCTAAATTGACGTTCAACAACAACATTATTACTCCCGTTTTGTGTAAAGAATGCTTGAGCATGCACCTTACCTGAATGTTTTAAAAATTCATTCGGTATCACATACTGCAAACGCCCATTAATTGCGTCTACTATCGTTAATTCGTCTGAAATATAAGCGCCTCTATCTACGTTATAATCATCGGTTTTTAACACGATAGACGTTTTAACATGTTCAGAACTTATAGATAACGGTCTGTTATTCTTAGTTACCGAAAAATTTAAAACACCATTTCCTCTATCTGATTCATAGAAACTGATGTTTGTATCAATAACCGGATTATATTGTGATGTTGTTTGTAACTCGATTAAGTTATCATCTTTCGAAAAATTATCTACTACCATTATCCAACCTCCTTACCTTCAAATAAACTCCACTTACTTGTGCCACCAGATCCGAAGTTTCTAAGTAAAAACTGATGAGCAGATGCAAAGTTATTACGTCTTAACACTTGTGTTGTGTTGCCTGGTGTATTCGATTTTACTTCTAACACCCAACCTGCAATTCCTTTATAGTCTTTCGGGAAGTCGGTAAAGCGTTTTGATTCTTCAGCCGTGATATAGAAGTCTAGGCCAACGATTTTCAAGTCGGATAGTTTTGTGATGCTCTTAGGTATATGTTCCCAATATCCAGCACTCTGCGGGTTAAAGTTCCATGAGCCGTTGTTTTTCTTGTTAAAGATGTCGATAACACGCTCAAATTTGAGCATATTTCTACCTGTGCTATTTCTAGTGAGTACTTGTCTTACCGCACCGTTATAATGTCCAGGTAATACATCAAAGAACCAACCTGCATCCCTAAATTCTTTAGGCAACGGGAAATCTAGTGCGTTCTTTGTGTCTTGAGAGTATAAGTAGTAATTACCAATTTCAGTAACATCGCTTAGATATGCTGGGTTTTGAACTGGCAGTGGTTTAACACGTCCACCTGAATCAGTCATCGATACCTGGGGTGCAATGTTTTTTAAGAATTGGTTTACACCTCTTTGACCGATAGAATAAATTGAATGATGTCTGTTGTTACCTGGTCCAATAGTTACCCCGATTAAAAGTGCTTTACGTCCCGTTTCTAGATCGTAATACATGTCGAGACCCTCAGCTTCTTGGAAGTCTCCTTTAAAGTTGTTATTCACACCGCCTATATCGATACGACGTTTAAATAACAATTCTTTCGTTTTGATGTCGAAGCCTTGCAAGTAATTAGGGTTAGCTGGATTTGAGTCGCCAGTGTACCAGTATAAGACACCTGCATCATAAGCAATACCTTGCATAGGTTGTGTTAACGAAGAATATTCCATCGGTATGTCCATTTGATATAACACTTTGTCAATACCCTTATCGATGTCATCAGCACTTCTTACTTCAATAAAATTCAATGCATTTTTAGCTTGTTGTTCAGAGGCTTTATATTCACGTCTAAAAATCATTAAGTTTTCTACTGGATTATAAATTGCTGACGTATATCTATCGTTAAATACATTTGGCATGACGTCTTGCATTTCATTGCCGTACGTTATCTCTCCAGTTCTATATTTAAAACGTACAAACTTGTTGTTTTTGTTACTGTCCAATACAGCTGAATAAATCCATAATTCTCCATTAATGTATCTATACGCATTGTGTGTGCCGTGACCGCCATTTTTAACAAGCAGTCTATCAATAAATTGTCCATTAGGCTTCAATCTAGATAGCATGTAATGATTGCCTGGACGCGCTTGTGTCATATAAATAATTTTTGTTTTAGGGTCTACCCAAAATGATTGCATTACTGCATTTGTATACGGCGATAAGTCAGTGATGAATTCCGGTTCTTGCTCTTTTGGTTCGAATCGATATTCAGTTGCTCGATATTCTTTGTAGTGTTCATCTACAGCCTTTTCAACTTTTTTAGTGAAAGCATCTAGCTTTGAATAATCATGATACAAACGATCTTGTAAAGTTTTGTGACCATAACCAGTATTATCAACACGTGCATCTGTTACTTCATTAATACCGTCGCCGTTATGACCTAGAATCATATTGCTAAAACGGCCATTTAGATATGTTAAAAAGTCAGAGACACTACTAGTAACTTGTAAGTGTTCATACTTAATTTGCTCTCCGTCATGTGCAAATACTTCTTTGTTTCTATGGTATTCAAGAGAGAAATTTAAGTCAGTAAGCATATCTGAAATGAGTTTGAAATTATATTCATTCTCATCCACATACCTGTAATCGAAAACTCTGCTTAAATCTGTAATTAGTTTATTACTCATGTTTTCCTCCTTTATTATCCATAAAACTGATAATAATTTTTAATAAGTTCATACATAATAACTTCATGACCTCGTTCGTTCGGATGTAACCCGTCAGGCATGCTGGATTTTCTAAATGCAGGATTATAAGGTTTGAAATAGTCTGTATGATATGCATCATATACAGGCACGTCTAATTCACTGCAAGCTAAAACTTGAGCATTTACATAGTCTTCAAGTGTTAACCCTAATTTATTTTTATCCGTGTCTTTACGGCGTATTTTAGTGCCATCCATAGGACATTGTCTTGTAGCTGTCATGACTAATATTTTAGCTTGTGGGTTATTTTCTTTTATAATGTTAATAGCACTACAGAAAGCGCCATAAAAGGTTTTTAAATCTATTTTGCTATCTCCAATCGGCACTCCTTGCCAATAACCGTGAAGCCAGTCGTCATCAGTACCTTGAACTATGATTAAATCACCTCTTATTTGTTCTGCCTGACGATATATACTGTTTTCTGTTTTGTCTGTACCAATTGGCACGGTAGCCATCGTAGCACCACCCCTTGCAAGGTTTGTCGTTTTAGCTTTTAACTTCTTGCCTAACATTTCAGTAAAATTTGTTTTCGCATGTGATCCTCTAGCTACAGAATCGCCAATCGTTCCAATTGTTTTTACATCTTTAATGTTTGATTTATCCACAAAATCATGAACGATAGTGCCGTCAGATGTAGTCACAGTTTTAGAGCTTACCTTCTGTTGTTTATCTTCAATTAGATCAGTTCTACTCATTAAATCAAGTGTGGATTTAGCTATCGATGCAACTTTAGATTTTAAGTTTTCTGCCGCTTTACTAGGATTAGAAAGGTTAACATCGTTTAATCCGGAAACGTAATTAGCAGCAGTATTTACTTTCTTCATATATCGTTGTTCTCGATTAAACTCACCAAGCGTTACATCTTGCTTAACAATTACATTGTTTATACCCCTAATCGTTTTAACATGTACTATACGGACTAAATCATTCAAACCTAGTTTGGTAGATTTTATTTGTACTATGTCTCCGGGTTGTGGGTCTGCTTCTGGATATGATTCTCTTAAGACCAAAAAATCTAAAGACAAAGATTGTTTTAACGACTTTTTCAATCTCGATTGCAATTCTTTATTCATAGTTTCTTGGTCAGTCACTTTACCATCTTTAAATGGTTCTGCGTGGATATCGCCGTATATTTCAGCTAATGCACTTCTAGCTTCCATTACGAGCCCAGCGTGTTCGAATGTTTCTTCTCCTGAATAATTACCATATCCTCTAATGAAGGTGGCGAAATCACTTGCATCTTCCTCGAGTTTTATAGCGTTGGCGTTGACTTCGTCAGAAATAAAATAAGACGCTTTTTGATTTGAAAAAGGCGTCAATACAAACTTATATCTGTCTTTCTTTTTGTCATACGTTATTTTATATTCTAAACCGAAATGTTCTAATCCCTTTTTAAACATTTCTAACCTTGTATCGCCTTCACCACCATTTTCAAACTTCGAAGACTTAACTTTGCCCTCGACTTCAAAAATCATTCCAGTACCTTGGAACACAATATTAAAATATCTTTCTACTGTAAAAGAACCTGTTACATTGACATAAATTCTATCAATCATTAACTTGTCTATGGGAATCTCTCTAGCAGTACATTCAACCAGTTGTCTGTCGCCTTCTGATTTCCTATCAATGACAGTTATTACATATTCTTTCTTGTCATTTTCACCTTCGACATGACTAACAATCCATCTTTTCCCTATAGCGTTAATAACTTCATAAGTGTATTTGTTTTCGAGAATATCAAAAGTTAACACACCGTCAGCATTAACTTTTTTCACTAAAGTTGTTTCTACTGGTACAGGTGCGCCATTACCTTTAGGTGGTCTTACAATTATTGTCATTCTGACACCTACTTATAATAAAATTTCAAATCAAACTGAACTTTTTGAACTGTTTGATTAAACTCAAATTTATTAGCTCCGTATTTAAATTTTGGTTGGGCTATGTTCGTTTCAGTGCTTATTTCGACACCGTTTTTATAAACTCGGAAGCTATCATAAACAATTCTGTCTCCAGCTTTTAGTTTGATCCCTTCGATTTTCATTATTTCAGCATGCGTTAAATTCCATACAAACGATTCTGTATCTTCGCCTAAAATAATTGTTATCTTTTTATACATGTTGAATTGGTCGTTAGGAGCACTACCATGATAGTAAACTGTACCTTTGCTCAAATTTTCAAATGTATACTTTCTTTTGTCTCCGCCTGCATGCCAATCGATATTAAAATCAAACGACCACAATCCAACCTTTTTGTTTTCTTCTAGCTCTAGGCTTGTTCCAATGCTTTCACCGTATGGTAATTCTGTAGTTTCGAATTTTAGTTCAAAAGAAACTTTATTACCTTTTTGTTTAGGGTTTATAACTCCATTAAAAATAACTTTATACTGTTTACCGTTTACATAAATTTGTTGATCGTGTCTTGAATATTCGTAATCCGGGAAGTTATTTTTATCTAATTTCACGTAATCATCAGAAGTTGGTTGAGTAAACCTGTAATTCAACTCCTCTTTTCTTCTGATTTCTCGTAAATACATTGGTTCTATGTCTGTCGTTAACGAATACAACATATCTCGCATATAAGCAATGTCTGAACGATTTTTTACTTTACAAAAACAAGGAACAACTATATCTCTACTGATATAATTGCTCCCCATTAATATACGACCGTTCATATTTTCTTTGTCTTGATACTTTGTGTTGATTTGCATGCTATCAATTACTATATCGTTAACGATAAACCCGTATTCACTTAATTTGATTACAGTACCATCTTTTTTTGTTAATTCTATGTCCATTTGTAACCTCCTTTATAAGTAATACTCAGAATTGCGTTTAGCATTTCTGCCGTTAACAATACTAGTAAGTGCGTCGTTATTAATATCAAGTTCAACTTTTACAGTTTTCATGTTCGGTGATGTTTCAATAGAATGTGTGTGTTGTACTTGCGCATTTATATTTCCACCTAAATTACTTAAGTTTCCTGTAATACTAGAAATGTCAGGTGCGTTTAATGTAGGTTGAAATGCATCAACTACTTTATCTGCAACATTAGAAACATTACGGATAACTTTACTTGAATGATTATCTATACCTTTAACGAAACCTAGCATTGAATACATACCAACATCCATGAATTCACGTGAAGGTGAGTGAATACCCAAAGCACTTTTAGCTGCATCTAAAGCTTTCTTAGCAACATTTTTAGCCGCGTCTACTAATTGGCCAGCCATTTGTCCAATACCTCTAATTAAACCACGGATCATATCAGCACCTGCAGACACAAAATCTCCTATAAAGCTTTTTATTTTATTTACTGCATTTGTCATACCTTGACTAACTTTGTTTACAACATTGACGAATCCTTGAATAACTCTATTAACAAAGTTAATTAGCGTACTTGTTATAGTAGACACCCATTGCATACCTTTAGTGACAATGAAGTTCCAAGCTTGAGACATTTTGTCTGAGATAGTTGATACAACTTGTGTGAATATACTTACTACTTTGTTCCAAATAGTCGTTAAAATACCAGATAAGAAACTCCAAATTGTATTCCAGATATTTGAAATAAAACTCCATGCCGCTTGTAATGCAGTAGATATAGCTGTAGTGATAGCGTTCCAAACCGTAGTTGCCACAGTAACTATAGTGTTCCACAACGTTTGTAAGAACGTCCAAATAGCGTTCCAAATTGTCATTGCGATAGTCATGATTGTTGTAAACACAGTAGTTATTACAGTGACTAACAAATTCCAAATCGTAGTAGCGATTGTAATTATCGTGTTCCAGATTGTACTTAAGAATGTCCAAATAGCTGTCCATATCGTCATAACTATTGTCATTATCGTCGTGAAAACAGTTGTAATGATTGTAACTAAAAGGTTCCATACTGTTGTTGCAATAGCGATAATTCCATTCCATAGCCCTTGCAAATAAGCAACTATTTGATTCCAAATAATCATTATAAAATTGTAAACATTCGATACTGCTGTAGTGATAGCTGTTAAAATAGCATTCCATACAACCGAAGCTACAGCTTTTAATACATTCCAAACATTAACCATAAACGTTTTTATCGCATTCCAAGCATTTATAATAAAGTTTCTGAATCCTTCATTTTTATTCCACAATAAAACGAATATAGCTATTAATGCAGCAATTACACCAATTACTATTGTTATTGGACCGCCTAAAATACCAAACACAGTTACTAGTCCTGTGATAGCATTTCTAATTAATCCAATCTTACCGAATAACAATTGGAATATAACTGATATAATTTTTAATGGTCCTTTTAATAACATGAACGCACCTTTTAAAATTGTTAATCCCGCTCTTAATAAACCGAACTTACTTACTAACGCAATGATTCTACCTATTAATCCGCCACCCATAAAGTTAGATACAGCAAGAATGATCGGTATTAAAAATCTAAATGCACCAACTAAAGTTATAATGACGCCAACTAATTGTGCTGTAGCTGGATGCGCCTCAAACAAGTTAGCTATCCAACCAGTTATTGCAACTGCAACGCGTAATACTGCACTAGCTATAGGAGCCATTGCTGTTGCGAATGCAACTAATCCTCTTGCGATGTTTCCAATCAATTGCATTATTAGTGGTCCATTTGTTTGTATATAACTGACAAAGTCTTTGAACCCTTGAGATTGTCCTACTTGTTCAGACCATTCCCTAAACTTAGCTGTCATTTGTTCAAGAGATTGGAATATGCCAGTTGATGATCCACTGAATGCATTCATCAAATTGTTAATTCCAACGAAAACATTTTTAAAAATATTACCAATGATAGGTAAGTTTGTTTTTGTGTATTCAATAAAACGAGTTATCGAATTTTCTCCAGCTGTACTATTAGCCCAGTTAGAGAAAGATTGACCTAATCTATCCAACCAATCAGCCGACCATTGAAACAGTGGCGCTAATTGTGTGAATACATTGACTAATCCATCACCGAAACCGCCTGCAGCACTTAATAGCTTGTTAAATACCGAAACACCAGTTGTATTCATCATGTTGAAGAACCTTGATGCTACACCGCTATTTTGAGCCCATTTAAGCACGCTTTGAGACGCTTCTTCCATTCCTCTTGAAATACCACTAAAAAACGGTTGTAAGCTCTGCATTGCTGTTTTAACAGTATTTAAACCATTTGCAAGAGTTGTGAAGATAGCGGATTGATTTTGCTTTATAATATCAGTCCATGCTGACTTTACGCCATCTAAAGCTTTTTTGTATTCGTTTGTTGCTGAGCTAGCTTGTAAAGTGCCATCATTAAGCATCTTTATAGCGCTGATAGCCATTGCGCCAAATGCTACAAAGCCAGCGCCGGCTATTGCTACCGCACCACCTAAAGCAAGTACACCGCCAGTTAACACTTTGATAGCGTTTAATAGCGCAAATACTACAGGGACTACGCTCGCTATTACAGGTATTAAGATACTAAAAGATGATGTAAGTAATCCACCAACCATATTAGAACCTACAGTACCGAACACACGGAACATATTAGCTAAATTCCCCATCTGTCTTTGAAAATTGTCATTTGCTTTTATTATGTAGGCATAAGCTTTCTTTAAACCATTAGTATCGACATCTACCTTTGTTGTTTTTTTGTTCGGCAATGCGTCTAATGATTTTTTAAACGCATAAATAGTTGGTATAGAAAGCCCTGTATCTACATCTAGCCGAGATCTAGTTTTGTTTGGAATACTTTTAAGCTCTTCTTTAGTGCGTTTGATTTTAGAGTTAGCAACACCATTGTCCACGTCTATAATAGCTTTGGCTTTAGATCTATTAAAAGCTTCTAAACTAGATTTAGACACTTTCAATACTCGATTGAATTTACTGTTATCAGCATTGACGTCAATATTGACACGTTTCTTTTCTAATTCTGATAATTTAGCTTCTGCTTCAGCGATATCTTTAGTTAACTTTTGTTTTTGTAGTTTAACCTCAGGGCTAGCTTCTTTGGAGTTTAGTTTATCTAGCTCAAAGTTTGATTCTAATACTTTTTGTTGTAAATCTTGTATATTAGCATCTAGTTTAGCTTTTGCTTGCTTGTTGCTAAATGCATCTAAAGACTTTTTAGCAACCTTGATAGTTTTTTGTAAATTTTTATCATTAGCATTCAATTCAACGTCTTTAGTTTGATCTGCTACCCTTTTGAATCTTTGAACAGACTTAACCGCACTATCAATTTGCTTTTTGAATTTAGCTACACTTGCTTCAATAGTCGCTTTAATTTTATATTCCGTCACATTAACACCTCTCTTTCTATTGCTTATTAAATTCTGCTATAACTTTAAAGAATTCATTATTTTGTGGTTCGTATTCATCGCGTTCGCTACTAAATCTTATATCTTTACCTTCGTTAAGCCGTTGGATATTTTCTTCATAAGGCAATACGTCGTTTGCGTTGTTAAAAACATATTCCTCTTTAGGTTTATTTTCTGTCCCAACATTTTTAGTAGCTGCAGCATCACGAATAGCAAACGCAAGTTTGTAACGTTCGAATTCTTGGGTTAGCATTTCATATTCTTTCGCATACATTCGATAGTTATATTCTGTTAATGTCATTTGCTCAATAACATTTAAATCTGTAATACCAAGTGTTGACATACAAGTGATAACGATTCTGTCGTAAGTTATTACGCTTCCGCTGGTTTCTCTTCCGCTTCCACTACTTCTACTAGGTTTCGGGTCATAGGTCGCTTTCCCAACTCCGTTAAAATATCCGAACCGAATTCTTCTAGTCCGATATTTTCTGCTATTTCATCTAGTGCTTCATCAATGTTATTAATAGTAATTGCTTGTTTTTTTAAGTGAGATGTAGCTGCAATTAAAACTTCGCCAATCACAACAGGATTTCCACTTTCTAAACCTACAGGCAACATTGATACACCTTGACCAATAGAAGCTTGTTCTACTTTTAAACCCAATCTGTTATCAATCTCTCTTAAAAATTTAAAACCAAAGCTTAACTCTAGTGACTTTCCATTAATTTCTACATTCATCTTTAAAATCTCCATTCATGATTAATTTAAACAAAAATAAAAAGGGCGTTAAGCCCTATTTTTATACTTCTCCTGGTACAGACGATGGCGAATCCACTTTAGGTTGAGGAATTGCTGTTAACTCTTCGCCAGTTAACGCATCTTCTTTTGTAGTGTCATGGAATTTGTATCCAGCCGCCTTAAGTTTCTTTGTTACAGCCTCAGGCAATGTTGCAAATCCACGTTGGAAACGACCATTCACTCCGTATTCGTATTCATATTCATCAATGCCGTTAGCTTCTGCTTTTAATTCGAATTTATTGTGGAAACCTTGGAAATATTTCGCTTTAAATTTAGTAGCATCTCCACCTTTGCCCGGTATTCTACTTTCAACTTCCCAAGCTTCATACAATACGCGGTCTACAACCGCATCTTCAATTTCATCTGCAAAAGCGTCACCATAAGACATTTTGGCAGTTCCAGACATTGTTGATTCAACTGAACCACCAGTGTTATAAGAACCGTCCATTGTATCCTCTGTATCTGTATCAGCTTCATGTGATAAGCCGTATTCAGTTAAAAAAAGCATTTTAGTAGCATCTACTTTTTCGCCAGCTTTTCTAAACAAAATAATACGATCATTACTATTTTTCATATTTGCCATTCAATATTCCTCCGTTTTTAAAATGTTTTGTAAGATATCGTTACTGATGTGTGTAGCAATTCTTGATTGGTAGTATCATCAACTAACTGTGTGATGTTAGTATCGTCTTCTTCAAAGTCATAATTGTTTGTTTTAACGCTAGGTGTTAAATCATCAATACATCTTTTAACGAGTTCGTCATGATGTCCTAAATCATCGCTTACACTCCAAATATCAATAACTAAATTCGTGTCGCCAGAATAACTATCAAAGGTGTACTTACTTCTATTTGACTCCGGCATTTTTATGACAAAAAAAGGATACGGAATCTCTTGTTGCATCTCTTTACGAGAAATAACAGGGAACCCATATCCTTGTAGCGTTTCATACGCTTTATTATAAAGTTGTAAGTTCGGTGTCATGCTTTTATCTCCTATTCAAACAACGCTTTCAATTCTTCTACAGTTGATTTCCTAATCACTTCGTATACCGGCCACATAAAAGGTTCTGCCTCCATGTATCGAGTACCAAATTCTAAGAAACCACTATAAGCTGCATGCGATGTGATAGTGTATTGCAAATCGCCAGTTTTTTTATATCTGATATTTCGTGATAAATTACCAGTCCAATAACCTTTATTCATTACTTCTCTAGCTTTTAATTTAGCTCTTACTACGTATTCTTTAGCTTTGTCTAGTAAAATGTCGTCTACATCATCTTCAATGTTGTTTTTCATATCGTGAAATTGGTTTAACAACGCGCCTAATCCATCTATATTCATTAGTTGACCTCTTCGATGTAATATGACGTTTCGTGTCTGTATGCCCTTGTATCAACTATCTTGTAGCGAATGCCATTAATCAACACGTGACTAACAGGATAAGATATCGATTCTTTCACTCTTAAAACACTCACATCATTTTTTACATCGCCAAATTCAAGTTGCTTTCTCGCTCTAGAAATGGGGTTAATATTGCATGGTATTGCATCATAAGTAATGAACGTGTTTTCTTTTTTACTAGTTTTAGGATTGTAAGTTGCTATTTGTTCTAATTGGAAAACAGCTCTATCTTCATATCTCAAAAGAATACAGCCCTTCCTTTTTTAGTCCTTGTTCTAGCATTAAAGAAATTATCAATAATAGCTTCATACTCCTTAAAATCATTTAATTCATATGAGTTGCTACGTCCATCAACTGCTTCTGATGTCATACCTTCAGCACCAATCCTGTTATATCGTTTAACTGCAACCTCTTTAATCATGTAGCTAAACCTTTCCGGTATTTGTTCAACCTCAATAGGTAACATTGATAACAACTGGCTTTCGCAACTTTTGATTATTTCTTGTAACTGTTCGTCTTGCTTATCATCTTTAAGACCTATGCGTTTCTTAACGTCATCTAATGTAGTCATATAACCACCTACACAAGTGACTCAAAAGCACTAATAATTTCAGCTTTTGTTTGTTTTTCGTCAACATCTAAACTAGCAAGGTTTGCTATTTCGACAAGTTCTTTTTTGGTTAATTTGTCATTTACGATGTAAATCATTTGTTCGTTGCGTTTATTTTCAACACTGGCTAAAGATTTAACGCGTTCATCTGTAGGATTATAACCTTTACGAGGGTAGACATGCCCTTTCAAATAGACATGTCTGTTATCTTCTAAATCTGTAAAATCTACTTTAACAATTCCTATGATTTCGGGCATGTTACCACTCCTAATTATTTATTAAACTTCTCCTGGAACTGAAGATGGTTTTGCATCAGCAGGAACTAACTTAGCAAACGCTTTATCATCAGCGATATGCAATGCTACATGCATAGTTGCACGTAATGCCACCATATCTTGTTCGAATAAGTTTACAGGTGTGCCATCTTCGTTTTTAACTGTAGATAATTGTGCTGTTTCATCGATTTTGTATTCAATTAATTGAGGGATACCGTAAATCAACTTATCAAAGTCACCAGTGATTAATTCACCGCGTTTTAAGTTACTTGATTTTAAGTTAACCACAGGTAGACCGTCTAATGAATCACTGTTACGGTCATAAATACGTTCCTTAGTTTCAGGATCTACAATTTTACGTAGCAAGCTTCTATTTTGTGTTTTTGAGATAAACGCATTTGCTTCTAATTCGTCATCTTCAAGTAATGCCTCTAAATCAATAATGTTATCTTGTGTGAAGTCGCCTTTAATAACCTTGTTAGTTTTTTCAATTGATTGTGCAATTGATTTACCGAATGGATTGTTACCTTGATTCAAAATACCTGCTTCGTCAAACTTTTTATAGAAAGCTTCAGCAATCATAGGTTTCATTTCTTCGAAGAATTGTGAATAAGTATAATTCAAGAATTCTTTTGTTACAGGTAAGATAACCCCTAATTTAAACGCTCTCATAGTAGCGTTAACCCAAGTAGCTTTAGACGTTTCAATTTTTTGACCTTCACCTACCCAGTAAGCACCTGGTTTATCAGCCCAAAAAGTAAACTTCTTCTCAGTACCTTCCATTGGTTCGTACTTACCTAATTGCATGATTTTAGAGTTTTCCATAACCTCTTGTAAGATAGGTGTTGTAAAGTCGTTTAACAACGTACCATCTTTCTTTTCGTGCATCATTACATTATCAGGGTTAAATACTTGTGGTTTAACATTGTTGCTTGCGAAATGTTGCAAGTTTAATTTTAGTTTTTGTGTTTGTTCCATTTAAATGCCTCCGTTAATTTTTAATAATTCTTTTTTGTTTAGCAATTTCAGCCAAGTTTTGAGTTTTGTTTTTTGCCGTATGGTTAAATGAATCCCCACCAGTCAATGGTGATTGTCTAGCGTTAACCTTAACCGCTTCACTAACCGCTTTTTTTACTGCATTAGAAAAAGCTTCAACATTCAATTTAGTTTGTTCAGCAGTATCTGTTACAACTAAATTAACAACCTCGTCTGATGAATCAACTTCTGCTTCGCTTAACATTTTCCTTGCTTCTGAACGCATTTCATTTAATTGTTTTTCTGAGCGTAATTGCTCCAGCTCTTTTTCCATTTGTTCACGTTCATATTCAGCGATTTGATCTTTGTTCATTTTTGCTAATCGTTTAGCTTCATCAACAGCTTCTTGTTTCTCTTTTTCTTTCTGCTTCATACGACGACTTAATTCTTCTTTAAGACGCTTATTATATTCTTCTTGTAGTCTTTTTTCGATTTCTTCTTCTGAATTAGTCTTTGTGTCTTGTTTGTCTTTGCCTTCATCATCGTTGTTATCTTTTAATTCTCCATTATCTTCATCTGATTCTTCAGCAAAAAACTGTAATTTGAGTTTTAACTTTTCTTGGATATCCATAGTTTTCACACCTCATTTATTTACTCTTGATTAGTTTTAAGCCATACATGGTTCGGGCTGTTACACTTGCATCTTTTATTGTCATAAGCATGGTTTGGACATAAAAAATAGCCAACACAATTAAGTGCTAGCTATTAAAAGAGTGGTTCGTTATATTTCGATTTTTCTTTATTGGCTAATACTGTCGACCTTACACTGTCTAAGTTTGCATCAATAATAAATGTTTCGTTTCGCTTTTGTAACTCTTTACGTATACCTGTTAATTCTCTTGCTATGTCTCTAAGGTATTTATCAGTATTACTCATATTAATATCCTCCAAACACTTAATTTACTATCATACAATGCTAACTTGCCTTTAAAAACCTTTACTTTTAAATCAATCACCGCTTTTCACTTTCCCTCCGAAGTATTTCGTTTTTCGTTTCTTGCTTGGTTTTTTCGGCCACATAGATTTAGGTAGTAATGCACAATCTGAACGACAATTGATATGCATAGGGTAGAAATTAACACCAATTTTAGCGTCTTTAACTTTGAATATTTCTCCATTAAGCCCCTTGCATACTTTAGTTGTTCTACTATCAATTTTTGCAATATACATATAATATCCTTCTGGTGAAATTTCTTTCATGCTGTCAATGCTTGATTGTGCGTGAACACGTGCCGATTCCGTATAAAGCAATGATTTAATTGCTGCGGTCTTTTGTCGTGCTGTGCCTTCGAATTTATTTAAGTGCTTGCGCATATCTTTAACATATTCATTTGGATGTCGACCTCTAATAACCACATTAGCAATTATTTCTTCTACTTCCTGTTTCATCGCTTCAGTATTAGTCCATAATCGCTCTGACCAAACGACACCATGAAATTGTGTATCAACGATTGTATCTATAACTTCTTTAGCTACTTGTACACCTTCACCTAAAATACCTGCTTGATCACTGAACACACGATAAGCTGTTGATTCGAAATATTCCCTCATCGATAATTCAGTTTGAGCTGTTGCATAAGCAATTAAGAATTCTATTTGAATCTTTAACATCTGTTCTCTAGATACATACATCTTAGTGTTATACTTCTTTAATTCTTCATTTGCTCTATCGCTAAAGTCCTTGTTTTCGACCAATCTTTTTGCTTCTTCTTGAAACGCTTTTACATCGAACTCATCAATAATCTTTTGTGCTTCTTGTAATGTAACGCCTGCAAAATCTCCGTACTTAACAATAAACGCATTGATTTCTTTTTCAATGCGCTTAATCATCATATTCAATATACGTTCTATTTCTTCAGCTTTAGTTTTATCACGCTTCAACTCATTCTCGATTGCTTTGCGTCCGCGTTCTTCCCAATATTCTTGAGTGTTTTTGTTAGGCAATTACAATCCTTCCTTTTTATCAACAGTATCTTTTGTATCATCATCTTGTTCGTCATCATTGATGTCTCTAGGGTCTTTATAAATACCTTTTTGAGCTTTTTTAATAGATTCTTTCTCATCTTCTTCTATTTTCTTGACTTCCAATTCAGGGTCTTGGAAGAACGAGAATAGAGACATTAAAGTTGTTTGACTAATCTTCCCGCCAGAATCAATATAAGCTTTTAATTCTTCGATTAATGATTTAGGTAAGTTTCTATTGTATACGTACCTAACAGTATTAAAATCTTTGTTAGCGTCAATTGACCGTGTGTTTTTAAGTATTGTCTCTAACAACTTAGCACGACGTCTTAACCCTTTAGTAAACAATCCTTCTTTAGTTTTAGTGCGTTGTTCTAATCCAAATAATTTGTATTTCATTGCCTCACCTGAAGTCGTGCCGCTAAAGTTATCATCTTTCATGTTAGGCGTGTTGGTAAACATGTGTATATCACTGTTTAAACGGTCTTTATAAGCTTCTGTACCTTGTACATCGTATTGTTTATAAATATAACCGCCATCAACAGAGCCTTCTGTTTCTCTACCTTCGCTATCAGCATAAACAGTCGGTTCTAAAAACAAAACATTAGCTTCCTTTTGCTTTCTAACTTCTACGGGATCTAAATTTAAATTACCTTTAATAAGTAGCATAGCGTCATTTAAATCACTCATATAGTTAGCTGTATCTGATTCAGCATTATCATACAAATCAATTAAAGTGATTACTTTTTCATAATCTCCTTTTCTTCTTTCGTTGTTGCTAAATTCTGTAATAGGCATGCGTTCAAATGAGTGTGATTCAAAACCGTTTTCACGTGGTGTGAGCTTCAATCCACTTGTTCTACTGGTAAGATATCTATAAACACCGTGTGAAGTGAATAAATCAACAGTAAACACTTCATCTTCGTCAGTCTTGTCTATTGGTTTAGTTCTTAAATATCTAACGCCCGCAATACTATTACGTTCAACTGTGTTGTCATATATGACAAAAGTACTCATTGCATCACTCTTGTATAAACGCGTTTCATCATCTTGGTTTCTAATCATCAACTCATAAGCTTTGCCATAAATTGATAAGTCTAATCCTAGAGATCTATTGTGTGACTCAACATCATTCAAATCATTGAACGCCTCAATAGCTTCTAATACATCTTTGTCATCATCTTGGTATTGAATTGGATTACCTAAGAAATAACCATTAATGAAATCACTGATATAAGATGCGTAATCATGGGCAACACGGTTGTCTGACATATACTCTTCTTTGCGTCGTGTTAACTCAACTAAGTTCTTAGTTTTACCTTCGTAATAATCACTTAACACTTTTAATCTAGGTCGTTGGTAATCCATGTGATGTTCAATGTATTTACTCACTTCATTAACGTTTTGTAATAAATCGGACTCCGTCCCGTCATATGTGTAAACAACATTAGCTTCATCATTAAATAAGTAATTCCTGTTTTCACGTAGATCTGTATCTGTTTCAAATTCATTTACCTTTAACATTTGTTCCCTCCTATAATCCTAGAGATTTGATTACTTTTGTTTTGCTTTCTGCATTCTTCTTGCGTTTTTTTAATTTAATATGGTATTTTTCAAGACTATATCTAAGTGCATCCATTAAATGATTGTTTTTATCTATAGGCTTGTTAATCCAATTACCTTCACTGTCTTGGTCAAAAGTATATGTGTTTAATTCTTCGATAGTATGTACGCAACTAGGGTGTACATACACTTTAAAACCCTGAATAAATTGGACACCCTGCATTATGGTATTCGCACCTTTTACTGACGGTTTGATATTAGGTACACCTTTTCTACTTATTTCAGTTATCAACCTTTTTTCAGCGCTATCCGCAACTATATGTGCATCTTGATAACCTTTACGTTTAATCATATTTATAATGTCATCTGTCAACATGGCTTTTTCTGAGTGTTCGTCGTATATCCATAACTCTTTATTTTTTAAATCAACTACAGTGTTAATTAGAGTGGTAGGGTCAAATGTAAAACCAAAATCCATACCATGTGCAATTTCTTGTGTTCGTTTAAACTTCTCTCGCCAATCGAAATCAGTGACTTTAAAGTTATCGAACACAAGACCCTCAGCAACGCCCCAATCTCCATCACAGACGATTCTTGCACGTCTGGGATTCTTTATATACAAATCTTCGTATCGTTCAATATCGACTTTATCTAGCCATTCATTAACTCTATAAGTTGTGGTATCTGAGAAGGTATTGTTTAGTTTTGTTTCTTCGTCAAAAAACGTAGATTTCAACCAATGTCTTTCCGACCACGGGTTAAAAGTAACTGTGATTTGTTTGAAGAAATCTGGACTATCGTAGCTACCACGTATCGACTCAACAACAGTACTAAATTTAGCGAATGTTTCTATTTGATAAGCTTCTTCAAACCAAGCCCAACACAAAATGCCGGTATCAACAGTAATCGATGTTATTTTCAATGGATCGTCTAAACCTCTAAACAGTATTTTTTGTCCAGTAGGTTTATACGTTATTTCCGGCAAACTTTCGTTAAATTTAAATAAGTGAGCAACACCTAATTGGTTAGTTGCCCACTTTAAATCTGTATATGTTGATTGTTTGTTAGTATTACTGAATCTTCTGACCACAAGTATATTTGCCCAATCATATTTCATTATTCGATAAATAAAATTAATAGCGGTAGTTTTACTTTTCTTGCTACCCCTCGAACCTTTAACGACACGGTAAAAACTTTTATTGTGCCAAAACTTATTATAGCCACCACCGATTTTATTTTTTAGATCAAGTATTTCATACATGACTAATCATCTTCCGGAATATTATCGACAAACATTGGTATTTTGTAGTCGACCTCTTGTTTGTCTGTAAATAATTTATGATGTCTACCTAACATCTCTAAAGCTCGGTTTTGGTCACTGATTTTAGGAGTTTTAGAAACAAGTTGTATGTGTTCATCGTATACTAATTGCATTTTGCCAGTGTCGGGATTCTCTTTGTAGTCTCCTGTTTTTGTTACAATAGCTTCAACTTCCGAGTGTTCTCCTCTAGCTGTTCTAGTTAGCCTATACAACACTTCTTTACCTGACATAATATTCTCATCAAAGAGTTTCGTTTCAACCTCCTTGATATAATTTTGTATTTCAACATTCTTCAACATACGCTGTCCTTGTGAGTACGCCGTCTTTTCGCTATATCCAGCATGCACAGCTGACTTAGTAGCGTTGCCATAACATTCAGTACCGGGTATTGTATATACTTCTGCAAACAAACGTTGCTTTTTAGTTAATTTGTTCATTTCATTTACCACCAACTCTCTCGCTATACGCTTTTTAAAAATTAAAAAAGGGATTGGCTATAATCAGCCAACCCACATAGATCCTTTATTCCTAATTGCGATAAGGGAAACGCAGTAAGATAGTCAATATCTTACGGTATCATATTAACACCGAAAGTGACGTTATTTTTCCAGACTTTTTCCAAACTTAATGTATTATACCTAGTTCATCAGCTAATCTAACTAGTATATCTTTTCTCATATCATAAGCAGTCGACTTACTCACGTTAATTTCTTGAGCAACTCCAGTAAGATTTAATGTTCTAGGTTTTTTGAAATAATAAAGTTCCATAAGTTTTTGAGTCTCTACAGTGCTATGATTATATACAACCTCTATAGCTGATTTCATTCTGGCCAATTGCGATAATCTTCTATCGTTAACCACTCTAATAGCTTTTATTTCAGTTACACTTACATTGCTTTGCACCCTATCTCCACCGATATTAGTATCTTGTTGACTCCACGGGTTTAAAACTTCATCTCTTACACGCGCTATATCTTTATCAAAGTAATTGTAATTACTTAATTCACTTTCCAAGTACCTTTGCGTTGATTTTCTCAAACTCATTTGTTTAACCCCCGTTAATCTTCAAAGTGTCTCAATCTACTTCTTAATATCTCTATCTCTCGCTCTTTAACTTTCACATCACCTTTTAACTGTTCCGCTTGTAACATCACACCAAACAATAAGATGACTAGTAATATAATTGCTATGATTAACCACATCATCTACTCTGACACCTCCGCCCTCATCAAATCACACTGATCGCTCAGCTTTGCGAAGTCACTCGGCGCCTCTACATCATCATTAGCCGTCATCATAATAAATACTTGCTCAGTTACATACTTACCTAACTCGTACATTGCTAATAAGAATAATAATCTTAGTATTTGTTTAATCATTTCCCACACTCCCTTATATTTTCAAACAACTGACTCACTTTAATAATTGCATCCCTTTTAACTTGCGCCTCGTACTTCTTTTTCGCTTCTTCTTTACTCTCTGCCTCAACAACTGTAAACGTCTGATTATCTCTAGCTACAGTAATATGTTCATGTGGTAGTCCTGTTGAATCTTTGAATGTTGTGACTAAGTATTGTGTCACTTCTTATCACTCCTTTGAATGATTCTAAGTTTTTCTACGAATAAAAGTATTAGTACAACACTCAATGTAGCCAACATATTTTTTTGCTTTGCAAAATCTACTATAACGATTAAGACTAATAACATTCCAATTCTGCATGTAAATAAATCTAATTCTTTGTACAAAACCATATATCTGTTGAATAAATTGTTAAATATTACTATGAATACAAGTATTAGAACTAATGTAATGATGTAACTCACTTCCCCAAAACCTCCTTGACTCGATCTAAGATGTCTTTACACGTATCCTTTTCCTGCGTCTGCTGTTCCATCTTGTCTTTCGTGGTTCCTTTTCATTTTCTTTTTGTATGCGTCAATGAGTTGGTCGATTGTATAGTAAGTATTGGCGTACAAAAAAGGCATTATTAAAACTTGTACAATACTATTATCAATACCTTTTACAAATTGTTCTGTTAGTGTATGCATTACATGAACAAAATAAACTGAATGTAGTTTAGGTAAAGTAACTTCATTTTCAATCAAATCAACCATAACCTCAGTAGTTTCTTCCAAATCTTCTTCATCAACAATAGTCAAAGTTAATTGCAAACTGAAAGCTAAGTAATCAGCAATCTCATCTAATTGTGTATCTAATGGCTTACCTGGTTGTTTCTTCCAATTTTTAAAAAACTCAAGTGTGTTAACCCACTCCGCAAATTCAATAATCATACTAGCTACTGCGTCATTTAAATTTCTGGTTGGTATTCTATCGTCGAACTCCTTTTGTATTTGTAATAACTCTTGTAACTGATCAATTGCTAATGTGTTAGTCATTATTCGTTCTCCTCTACATTAATTTCATATTCATCACAATCAAATGGTACTTCCATCATCGCAATATCACGCGCCTCATTTTCTGCTTCTTCTAAACTTTCAGCCTCGATGGTCTCTTCAATCATGCCTGTGTATGTGATTTGAACATTAAAACTCTTCATTTTCCTGCTCCTCCTCATATTTATAAACAACTTGACCCGCCATAATTCCTACTGATTCATTAAGTTTAATACCTTCTTCAAGTGAATATTGCATAGCATCAGGTAAACCCTCAAGTATTTCATCAAACGCTTGTGCTTTCTTATACACGCCTTCAATCTCTTTTAGTAATCCCTCTGTGTCATTGCCGTTATACGCACTAGCACTTATAACGGACTGTTCGATATGTTCTCGATTATTCATTAGCGTCGTCCTCCATAAAAATTTTATTGTTTAATTTCATTCCAAACTTAACTCTTTCATCATCGTTGCCAAATTCGTTTATTAAATCCGTTTATTAAATCCGTTTCAACGCTCTTGCAATACCTATCCCATGCGTTCGCTTTCTTCTCCAGCTCTTTGTTACGCTCTCGTAACTTAGCCATATCCTCAATAAGCTCATATCGTTGCTTCTTGTACTCATCACGTTGTTTTCTCATCTTCTTCAACCTAGCGTCCATTACACCTAGTTGGAACCCTGTTTCATAGTTCACTTTCATAACCTCCTCTAAAATAAAGTTAGTTGCTTCTGTTCCTCATATTCCAAACCATGTTGCTTTATATATATTTCAAGCTCTTCCGCTGTATCAAATGTCTTTTTCACGCCTTGCCAACCTGGCACGATATGACCGTGAAAGTAATAAGTGCCGTTTACTACATGGATATGTGCCACTTGTTCGTTATCCTGATACAGATATCTCTTAGAGCCGAAAAATTGGTTTAGGTATTCTTTGCGTGCGTTATCTGTCATGGTCATCACTCCCACAAGTCAAATGCTCTTTGGACATAAAACTTCGCCTTTGCTAAATCCTCATGACCATTATTTAACGGTGCTCTAGACAAGCATTTGATTGCATTACCTATTGCGAATGCTAATTGTGGTGGGTACTGTGCCGTAACTTGTTCTATGAAATCTATAACTTCAATATCTCCGTATGTGTAATGTGCTGGTTGTTTAACATTGTCTTGCATTTCGTTCATATCTACTTTCCTGTTACTGATTATGCTCATTATGCTTCACTCCATTTCTTGAACATTTGGTTATAAGTGACATCGAACCAGTACGGATCACGTGAATGTTTCTGTGGCACATTAAACAAATGCGGTTTCTTTCTTCTTAGTTCTGCCTCTTTACGTCGTTGCCTAGCTATTTCACGTTCGAGTCTCGCTTGTTTAACCTTTTCCATTTGTTTCATTTCTCTATATTCTTTTAGGTGCATACCATAGGGTGCATCTAAAGCTTCTGAAAACTCCCAACAACCTCTTACACGTTTAGAAACAATTCCAGCATTTATCCCTCGCTTTGACATTAATTCTCTTTCAAAATTATTAAATTTATATGGTTTGTTATTAATAATTACAACACTGCCCATTTATTCCACCTCTATATATGCATGTCTTATTGTTATGCTGTCATATTTTAGTAATTCGTCCGGATTGTTATCTAAGCGCTTTGCCAGCGCATCTTTTTCATCGTCGACATCATCGTAATGCTGATATTCAACTTCTGTAGGTATCCTTATATCAATCGTCGCGTTTATATATGCTTGTTGTTGCATTAAATCACTTCATTTCTCTTTTTCTTTTACGTCTGACTTTCACTAAGTCTTCATATACCATCCATTCTTGACCTGTGTATTTAGGCGCTTTACATATCCACGTTAAATTCACATCTCTATACTGATATCTGAATATCTTCGCTTTGATGTTGGCAACTTCAGTCGCCTTACCTTTAACGTCTATAACTTCAACCAGTTTCCCTTCCTTCCACAAAGAGAAATCGGCTATATACGTAATCGGTCTTTGTTTCCCGAATTTCGGTTGTAGTTCAAATTTCGGTTGTATTTCGATACGATCATAGTTAGTGCCATTCATATTACTTTCTAAATATTGGTAATATTCGCACTCTACTTTGCTATCAAATACAATTCCTTTGTACTCAACTTTCTTAGCGTTGTATTTACTCATTGTGCCACCTCTAAATATCAAATATCGTTGCTTGTAATCCTAGCTCTTGCTCATATAGAAGCCCGTGAGCGCCTTTGAATCGTTTTAGGTCACTATCAGTCATAATTTTCTTTTCGTCGCTGAAATGGGCTCCTGTGAGCGAATAAACTTCGTTTACGTTGTCTATATACTTGATGACCTTAATATCTTCTGTGCCATCTTCTCGGTATAAGTAATATTTTTCTTTCGGCATTTTTAACACTCCTTAATGTGTGTTTTCTTCCAGTTAATTTCATTCATAATTTTCTTTTCAACTTTGTCGTATTCATCGAAAGGCGATAACTCGTTATTGTCTAACAATCTATTGACCGCCCAACCAGTCTCGATATACACATTTGCTACAATCGGGTCGTTTTGCTTTGTTTCTTCATACATCGATCTCAATAAGCTTTTGAATTGCATGATGTTCATGTGAAAAACCTCTGCGTCTTCTTGTAATACTCGAATTCAATTATTCCGGTTTCGCCGTCTTTGTTTTTGGCTATGTTACATTCAACAATAGATTTGCCTGTGATACCATCATCTTCGTCACGGTTATAGTAATCATCACGGTAAAGTAGCATTGCTAAACTCGCATCTGCTTCTATTCCGCCTGATTCTTTCATGTCCGATAGCATTGGTCTTTTATCCTGTCTAGACTCAACACCACGATTCAGTTGTGAAAGTAGTACGATGATTGCGCCCGTCTCGTTAGCAATTATCTTTAAATCGCGTGATATTTTTTCTACTGCTACACGTCTATCAACTTTCGCATCAGTATCCATCAGTTGGAGATAATCTATAAAAATAACTTGTTGCTCGTCTGAGTACCTCATTGCTTGTGCTCGGACATCTTGCGGTGTGACATTACTTTTATCAGAAATATCGATGCCTAATTTCATGATTTTATCCATCGCATTCGTTAACTTTGTTAAGTCATCCGGCGTTAAGTTCCTGATTTCTTTTATCTTGGTTAACTCAATACCAGTAATTGTTGATAACATACGTTTCAATACTGATGTGCCAGTTGTTTCGAGACTAAAGAAAGATGTTTTATATCCATTTCGTGCTATGTTCAGCATCATGTTTAATGCAAAACCTGTCTTACCCACTGAGGGACGCGCTGCGATGACGATTAATTGTGATGGCTCTAATCCCCCTATTTTGTAATCCATGAGCTTGTAACCCGTCTTAATTTGCTTCTTAGGGCTATCGCTGTATAACTCTTCGACAAACTCCTCAACAAACTTCTTGGTTCCATCTTCTTTTTTGTTAGTAATTGTTTTTAAATCCTTGAGTTCATCAATCAAGTTGTTAAAGTTTTGATTCGTAGGTTGTTGTTTGAACTCAGTGACCAATTCGTTTGCTTTGTTGAGTTGATAACTTTCCAATAGTTCCTGTTGGTAACGTTCAAAGAATCCGTATCCAATGAAATCGGAGTTATAAAGTTTAGTGATAGTATCTGCATCTAAAAACCCTTTATCTTTAGTTGCTTTTAAATAGATTTCTTGATGATCTATCTTTCCGGCGTCCATTACATAATTGAAAAAGGTTTTAAACTTTTCGTTCGTAAACATGTAATCTTTAACTCTTATCTTTTCTAATACGTCCGGTTGTTTAAGTAGCGTAGCGATTATAGTGCTTTCAATTTCAAATTGTCCGTAATTCATTCGTTATCGCCCCCAAATTCTGCCAACTTATTCATGAAGTTATCTAGCGCTATTTTTCTTTGTCTGACATATTCGGGGTCATTCTGCATTTTCCATTGGTGTGTAGCGGTTTCGTTGTCTACGGGTTCGATTGATACTTTTTTAGGTTCCTTACGCATGATTGCTGGTAAGTTAGGCGGGTACGGGTTGTTACTGTTGATATATCCATCTACTGCTTTTACAGTTGGTTGATAATCTCCGTTTTGACTCAATACATCAATCCACATTTCTAACTTTGGTTTGTCAAAATCAATGTTGTATACATACCTAACTTTTTTAATAATTTCTAATGCTTGTGTTTTGCTCATCGGCATTAGTTATCACTCAATTCTTTTTCCATTTGCGCAATGACATCATCAGTAGTTTCTTTTTTAGTGTTACGAGGTTTCAATTTGTTTTCAGCACTTTCTTTATCTGAAACGCCTTCTTTATTCCAGTTCTTTAATACAGTTAATAGATAATTTAGACCTTTGTTATTTTCTTTACAGTAATCGGTAGCGACTTTTACTATTTCGAACTGATCTTGCTTAAATGATTTAATTTCGTGTTCTAACTGTTCTGCTTTTAAAGGGTTTTGTATAATTTCTAAATTGGCACTAATATACTTAAATGACTTTGAGACGTCGTCTGTCTCTCTATGTTTGTTAGTCTCTGTGTAGTCTATGGTATTGGTCGGGTCATTTTGTCCTCTTGCATCGTGCCAATTTGTCCTCATCGTCGGGCCATTTTGTCCCGATGGTCGTGCCACTAGTTTGTTTAATGTTTCATAATTGATTGAATACCATTTTGTACGGTCAAATCCAGCCTTGTTGTAGTTACCTACATGCAATAAATTTTGTTTTTCCAAACTCCCAAATGTCCTTTTTATAGTTCTCTCGCTCCAAAATGGAAATTGTTTTTGCCATTCTGGATAAGAATTAAAAATCCAAGTTTTACCATCGTACTTATGTTTTGAGTTGTTTAACCAATAATGAATTTGTTGCAATACTATTGCTTCGTTCAACCCGATTAATTCAGCTAATTTTGGTAATACTTGTATCGGATAGTCATCTATTAATAACTTATTCATTTTTTCTCTCCTTTCAGCATTTTGTTGAGCCTCTCATCAACTTTTAGCCACGAGTCATGCAATTGATATTTATCATCAAATGACTTAACACCAATCGCATGTTGCTCGTTGTGATGTTCGCGACATAACGCTAATACATGTTTGTCATAGTGATTCATCTTGTCTCTGTTCATACCTCTACCGACTGCTTCATAATGCGCTAAATCAGCATGAGGTTTTCCGCATATTACACAGTTGCGGTTAACAGTCGACCAGTACAAGAATGATTTATCTTGTTTCAGTAGATTGCTCGTTTTGTAGCTAAGTGGTATGTCATTGTAGAACGTCCAGTCAAGCGTTGCTTCAATGATTCGACTCGCTTGAGTTCTCGTACAATTACTTAGTGAAATACGTTCATCATATCCGTAATACGTTCTTACATACTCGATGAACATATGTCTCATATAGTCCATTGGTTGACCTGTATGTTCTTCTATGTCTTTGACAAGCGCGAATATTTTTCGACGTTGCTTGCCGGTAATTTTAAACGGATCTATAACGTTTACATCTACTTCTACATCAAACCCGTTATCAAGTAGTAATGTTTCTTTATTACCTAATTCGACGCCCGAGATGACAACTGTTGTTGTACCGTCATCTTGAGTGATATAACTAGTAATTATTGGCATCTAATCATTCCAATCAGAACGGTAAGTCAGAAAAGTCTTCTTCGGTATTGTCGAACGGATTATTACCAGTTTGAGTTTGTCCTTGTTGATGATAATTGTTGTTTGGTTGTTGGTTGTTATTCTTCGGTTCTAAGAATTGAACACTGTCCGCTACTACTTCTGTCACAAATACACGTTGTCCGTCTTTATTTTCGTAGTTACGTGTTTGTAGTCGCCCGTCTACACCTGCCAGCGACCCTTTAGAAAGGTAGTTTTTAACATTTTCGGCTTGTTTTTTGAACACTACTACGTTTATAAAATCTGCTTCACGCTCGCCTTGAGCATTCGTAAATGTTCTGTTTACTGCTAATGTGAATGTCCCTACATTTACGCCATTTGGCGTGCTTCTTAATTCTGGGTCTTTTGTTAATCGCCCTACTAATACTATTCTGTTTAACATTATTATTTCTCCTCACTATCCAATTGTTTTAATCCCGCATCTAATTTTTGGTGTGCTTCTGCGATTTGTTTTTGACTCAATTTATTAATGTTAGAGATTTTTAGCCATCTCATCGTTTTATCGATAGTTGCATCTCGCCCTTTTTCTTGAGATAAGTTCACAAACTGATTGATACGCTCCTCTAGTTCTGTAATATCATTGTCACTTGCACTTGGAAGTTCCTCGCCGTTGTAGATATATAAACCTAAACCGTGTAAAGCCGAAGCTTTAACGAAACATCGTTTTTGTGCTTTGTTGATATCAAAAGTTGTTGCACTACCTTTAGCAAGCGATTTATTTCTAAAGTCCAATACCGGAAGCCATTCAGTCTCTGTACTACCTTTCACAGTCACAGATACTTGTACAAAATAGCCTTCTGGTGTAGCCAAATAAGGTACAAAATAATTTTCTGTGTTAATATCTGGGTGTGGAAACTCGTGCACTTTTACTGTGTAGTTAGGGTCAATCTTTTTTAACTCTTGATGTGCATATGACCATGCTAGATAAGTTAATCCATTTTTTTGTTCTGTATGATCATTCACATTTTTACTGTTCAACTGTTCAAATAACGTTTGTTCAGTCATGTTCTACCTCCTCGTACTCAATTGTTTCTGTCACTGTTTTCTTGATTGCTTTGTGATAATCCATATTGATACTCGCTTCTTCCATACCGTTAAACTCCCTAGCTCTATTTCTATTTGTGGAGTAACTAATATCTGAATTGTTATCGGTTGGTTTGTTAGTTATATAAATTGGCATATCCCTATGACGAATGATATAAGTTACAGTCTGCTTCATAGCGACCTCCTACCATTTCATGACTAAGTTAATTAGTCTGTCCTGTTCGTCTGTGTTCTCTTCAATCCATTCATCTATTGCTTGGTTGAATAATTCTGATGCCATATCTAAGTCATTCTCATCTGCGACATAAGCATGTTTAATTGGTACGTTGTTCATATCTTTAACTTGTATTGATATGCCCATATGACCTTTTAAAATGAATAGCTTAAAATCGAATCCGTTAACATGAATATTTTTGCGTATGATTTCGCCTATTTCGTAATACATTGTTTTAGTCCTCCTTGCTGTCATCAATACCGAGAAATTTTTGTGATTTACACATTTGGAGAACATTGACAATGTCTTTATAACTCTTAGTGCTATCCAATAAGGAAGCAAGATCGAAAGTATGACCAATCACAGAACTTGAACCTGCTAAATAATCTCCGTCGATAACTCCTATTGATGAGAAAAGCAAAATATCAAATTTACTTTCTCCCTTAATTTCTTTCGCTAATTCATATAATTCTGCGGTTTTTTCAGATAATAAGTCTTTTATTTCTTCCTGCGTCATGTCTTTATATTTTTTAGTCATAGTTGACATCCTCCGTATTTCGTTTTATATTGAACATGAATTTTTTCTTAAGTGTTTGTCACTGTTACTTGTTGTCGCAAGTAGCAGTTTTTTTATTATTTACAAATTCTTCTAAATCTTTTAAAGCTTGTTTATATCCCTTGTCATATGCTGCTTGTTCAGAATCTCTTGAATATTTAGGAATTTTTACATTGTCGTATTCACCGTTTAAATAACGATTAATTCTATCTCTCTTCCGATCAGTAATTCTTCTTGAACCATTTCTTAACTTAATAAAATAAGTATCAGAGAAACCTAGCAAATATCCTATTTCTCTCACCGTTAAATCTTTTTCTTTCCTTCTCTTGTCAACTTCTTCCATCAAGTCTTTATCTGACATCTTTTCATTCCCCCTTGTTGTCATAAAAGTATTCTTTATAAAATATGAATGTTGCGATACTTGCGAATCCTGCAATTGACCACGCTGTAGTGAAGTATAGAAACGGCATGAGTACAATCGCTAAGACTGTGAAGCATAGTACTGCTATTAGGTAGCTTTTATAAGTTTTACTCATTTGTTGTGCCTCCTTTAACCTAATATCAATTTGAATTTATCTTCTAAAAACTGTTTCATTTTACTGCCTACAAATCGATATTCATCATTTCTATTTATTGGATAGTGTGCGAATTCTTCTATTTCTTTTTTATATACCGGAACTTCTAAAATATTTTTCTTTAACCAGTTACGTGACTTGCTTGTTTCTGTTTCAAGATCTTTCATTGTCCACCACGTTTTTGTGTTCATTGATATTTCCTCCTATTAAGTTGTTTGTTTTTCTCCTAAAAACTTGTTAACAAAGTATTGTTGTCCTTTACCTGTTACTTTTGGCGTCTTACTAATTGATGTGTGACCGTCCGAATGTGTGATTGATGTTTCTTTAATTTCGAATAACTCACGTTCCATTGAATACTGTGTAGGCATGTTATAATCCACACCCTTGCGTTTAATAAGGAATCCGTTTTGACGTAACCACTCAAACAATCTGCGTTGCCCGATGTTTATACCGTTTTGTTTAATGATCTTTGCTAACTCTCCAACTAAAATTGATGTCTTAGTAGTAGCTACTGCATCTGCAAATACAATTTTTGGTTTATCACGTTCAATCTTTGTTTCTAATTGATTGATTGTGTTGTTAGCAATTTTTAAAGCACGTTGCATAATCATTTCTGGGCTATTCCATGCTTTTTCAACTTGGATGAAGTACTCTCTAAAATCAAAACCTTTTTCTGTACCTGACATCATTGCAACATGTTTAGCTACATCAAGTGTTAAAGCATAATCTTCTAGTTGTCTTACAGCTCCGTTATTAACAACCGTACTTGTAAGTACACTTGTAAAATCCCTATTTTCTTTGAAATGCTTCAAGTTAATTTCTGCCCAAGCGCTAAAACGCTTTTTAACTTCCAAAGCTTTATATAACTCTCTTGCACTTATTGCGATTTCTCCATTTTCTTTTTCTTGTATGTTGAACATTTCGCCGATGTTCGATTTTGTTTGTAATGCTTGCATATTGTTTATGCTCCTTTCATGTATAATGTTGTTATCAACCTAAGGAGGTGATAAGTATGGATAATATAAATCTCACTCAACGACAATTAGATTTAATAAAGAAAAATCAAGCCATCTTGTCTAAGTTGCCTATTGAAACTTACGCTAAAGTCGTAAATACTATGAATGATCTTAGAATCAACCAATCGAAATTATCTGATTGGGCTTCCTATATGCATCGAGTAACTAAGAATCATCCAATGTTCAAAACTAATTTATTTTCTGAAAAAATTCTTGATGAATTCATAAGTTCTAACAGCTTTCCGGAGGATGAAGTCCGCAAAGTTAGCACCCATTTGAGAAATTCTTTTGTCGATACTGTCGATGTCCCTGTTCTTGGTAAAACCGTCGATTCTGCCCATCCAATAGATGACGTAAATACTGAGAAATACAATAGTGTATTCAATGAATCGCTCAATCATATTTTTATTTCTCCTTCTGCAAAATTTATAAAAAAGGGTTCTGTCGGTTCTGCTATCGGAGTAACACCTCCGGTTATGGTTAGAACGATACTTGACCAATATGTGAACTACTTTATGTTTTTTAATGTAATAGCAACTCTTTTAACACTTTACGTAATTGCTAATTACTTAGATGACGAGAACTGAAACGATGATTAGTTCTCTAATTTATCGATTAATCTCTTTAAGCAACTCTGCAACTGCTCGCAACAGTTCAGGGTTGTTTCTTGTTTCTAAATTACTGTTTGCATGTTTTAGTAAATTGAGTTTTAATTTACTTTTTTCTTTAGCGATTCTAAATTTTTGTAACATTTGTTGTTCCTCCTATTAAGTTGTTTGTTTTTCTTCGACTAAAACGTATTTAAAATACGATTCATCTTTTAAAAAAATAATCTCATCAATAGAGATATCTAATGTCTTAGCAATTCTAAAAGCATCTCTAGGTTTAATCATTTCTGGGTTGTTTTCCCAAATGTTATAAGTAGACGGCGAAATGCCAAGTTTTTCTGCGAAAGATGACTGGGTGTAACCTTTTCGTTTTCGCCATTCATCTAATTTCAAACTATGTTTGATGTAGTTCATTTTTTTGCCTCCTTGTTAAGTTCTGACTAAAGTATATCGTAATTAAAATACGATTTCAAGTGTTTTTCGTAATTATTTTTAAAAATTACGTATTTTTATTTTGTTAAATCGTATTTTAAGGGTTGCAATTACGATTTTTCATAGTATAATAAAAGTGTAAAAAACATTATATATAAGGAAGGAAAACAAAACGGCTTTCAAAAATTCAATAAAAGAAATCAGATTGAACAATAGATTGTCTAAAGTTGAGATGGCTAGAAAATTAGATGTTTCCGAAGGTACTATAAGAATGTGGGAAAGTGGAAGAACTGAACCTAGAATGGGTATGGTCGAAAAAATTTCAAGTTTGTTCAATGTTTCTAAAGGTTATCTCTTAGGAGAAATTGAAGAAATTGTTTTACCAGAATTTGATAGCGAAATCGAGGTTCCATATTTCGGTAAAGTTTCTGCTGGAAATTTCGAGGAAGTTGCAATTGATAATGAAAAATTAAAAGTTCCACCATTTGCTTTTAACGGTCGTAAACCTAGCGAATGTATAGCACTAAAAATAAACGGAGATAGCATGAATAAAATACTCGCTAACGGTTCTTATATAATTGTCCATGATTATAGAAAGTCTTGTGATCATAAACTTAACAGCAATGACATCCTTGTATTACGTCTAGGTGGTGAATATACAGTTAAGCGTGTGAGACGTACTGAAACAAAACTACATTTAGACCCAGTAAGCTATTCAGATGAATTTAAAACTAATTCTTACGATTTAGATTCTATTGATGAAATCGAAGTGATAGGCAAAGTTATTTATAACTATCGAATTTTTGATTAATAGCGCCTATGTGGCGCTTTAATATAAAAAGTAAGCAAAGGAGAAATTGAAAATGGCAGGAGATAAATTAACTTTTAAAGAAATTTTAACAGAAACAAAAATGTTTAGTAAATTAAGCAATAGAAAGATTGACATGTATAAAAAAATGACAACAGATGAAAAAAGAAAGATATTAAATGATTTTAAAGAAGGAAAAGAACTTGATATTCAACTTTATAAATCTGAAAATTTTAAAAACACTAACGAAGAATACGAATCAAAATCAGCTAAAAGTTTAAACGGACAAGGTATTAAAGAAGCTACCGACGTTACAACTTACGCATATCAAAAGCAAAATATTAACCCTACACTATTGAAAGTCTACAACGGTTTAGGTACATTCACAACAAACGTAGATAAACAAGCTAAATTCGTATTCTACGATACGCAATTAAAACAAAACTTTGTCTCTATAGCTCAACGAGACGAACTAATAAAGCAAAATAATAGAATTATCGAGCAAAACAACGAAGTCATAGATTTATTAAAACAAATAGCAAATAAAGGAGTGTAAAACATGAAAAGATTATTATATTTAATTTTAGCTAGCGCGTTAGTGTTAGGTGCATGTGGTAGCAACGACGGCGATAAGAAAGAGGAAAGCAAGAAAACGGAAACAAAGAAAGAGAACAAAGACAAAAAGAAAGAAACTAAAGACAAAGCAGAAGCGAAAAAAGAAAATGCTAATCAAAACGATAACAATAATCAAGTAAACAACGATAACAACACGAATGTTAACGATCATCAACAAACTAATAACGCACCTAAACAAAATCAAACACAAAATAATCCCACTTCTAATAAAAACAACAATGCACCAGTAAAAGATGAGTTTTCAAGTGACACATCTTATAACGCTTATCAAGAAGCTAAAAGAGCGACAGAAGAAAACAAACGTCAGAATGGTGGACATACTGCCGGCATAGGTGGTTCATGGGCAGTACAAGACGGACAAGACTATAATTCATGGAAGAAAGCACAAAATGATTTCGACAATTTCAAACGTCAAAACAGCGAAGTGATTCAACAATAAAATTTCGGGTAGCTCGCCTACCCTTATTATTTTTTGCCAATTTTGAGGAGGGATAATTTTGTCAGTAAATAAATATGGTAAAGGTAAATGGTATTATGACTTTGGGCATAAAGGTAAACGATATAAAAAGAAAGGTTTTACAACTAAACGTGAGGCAGTACAAGCAGAATCTATAGCACGTAATAAAGTGATGAAAGGTTTTAAAATTAATGATAAAACATCATTTATTGCCTATTATAATGATTGGATTAAAGTTAACAAAGAAGGTGTTATTACAGATAAAGCTTATGCAAATTTCAAAAACGCAATCAATCAATTTAAAACATTTTTAGAAGTTGAAAATATTAGTAATCTTGTTTTATCAGATTTAAACACTACATTTTATCGTAAATTTATTAAATGGTATGGTTCTAACCATTCAACAGAAACAGTCAGAAAGATTCACAACTGCTTAAAACAACCTATCGACGATGCGATTCAAGAAGGATTAATTCATAAAGATCCTACATATAAAGTTGTTGTTAAAGGTACTATTCCAGCACAGCGTGAAGAAGAAAAGTTTATGAGTATTAAAGACTTTATCAATCTAAAGGAATATGTTTCTAACACCCCAATTCAATCTTATTTGTTTATTTATATTTTAATCATCACTGGTGGACGCTTTGGCGAAGTACAACGCTTATGTACCTCTGATTTAGATTATAAGAATTGTACGATTCATCTGCCAGGTACTAAAACAGAAACATCTGACAGAACGGTTGATATACCTCAAAATGATATGAAAATTTTAAAAAATACCTTAGCTGAAATGCCAATTAGTCTAACTACCCAGTTATTCAACACTGGTACTTCACTAATTACGCATAACGCAGTAACAAAAGTTATGCAAAGATACTGTTTAGAAAAACGCATTGGCAAATACACATTGCACAGCATTAGACACACCCATTGCTCTTATCTATTACACAATGATGTTTCTATTTATTATATTTCAAAAAGATTAGGTCACAAAAGCATAAAGACTACTATGGATGTTTATTCTCATTTATTAGATGAAATCGAACAAAAAGAAAAAGAAAAAGCGCTCGATGCATTGGAAAATATGACGGGAACGTTAAATTAA